CGGTGATCTGGCCGTCGAGCTCGCGGAATCGGGTGTCTTGCTCGGGGGTGAGCTTCTCGCTCTTCGAGAGCGTCTCCAGCTCGGTGAATGCGGCCTGGCGCTGCTCGCGCAGGTCGTCGAGAACCGGCATGCCGGGCCTCCTCTGTCGACGGGTGTCGGGTCAGCCGCAGAGGAGTGGTTGCGGGTCGCCGCTGGCGAGTCGTGTCCCCGCTGGCCTGCGGGGCCGGTGTCGCCGGGGCGAGTGCTCCGGGTCGTGCCTGGCTCTATGGGTACAGGGTAGCGCGGTCGTTCGATAAACGAACAGATGTGCCCGGCTATCGTGCGCCGAGCGCGAGGGCGCGGGCGCGCCGCTGCCGGGCGAGGGTCATGTCCTCTTCCTCGATCAGGCCGGAAGTGTCGGTCACGACGTCGTCCGTCGAGCCCTCCTGAATCAGGCCGCCCTCGTCGTACAGGCAGGTGCCGCACTGGTCGCAGTAGCCGGCGTCCTGAGCGTTCGGCGCGCCGCATTCGCCGTTCGGGCAGATCAGCGACGCGTCGCCGTGTCCGGCGACGTTCTGCGGCGGCTTCGACGAGAAGTCGGGCTCGGCGCCCGGATCCGCGCGGCGTTCGCGCCCGATGCCGGCCGGCCGTGCCGCGGCCTCGGAGACGGGCACGGCGGCCATCGAGGCGCCGTTCGCCGCCGGATTCGCCGCCCAGCACACCACCGATACGTCGCCGCGGTTCAGGTTGATCTCGGTGATGCGCCGTTCCATCCAGTCCGGCGACCACTGCTGCTGCGTGGCGATGAACCCGATGCTCATCTCGTCCATGTCGCCGCGTTCCATCGCCGATGCGAGCGCCTGGACGATCGGCGAGCGTCCGTCGAGCGAGGGCACGTCGACGCCTAGCCCGTGGTCGTCGGAGTAGAGGCTCATGGTGCCGGATTTGGTGCGGGCCAGCGGGATTCCGGCCTCGTCGTGGCCGATGAGGAACTGGACGTCGGCGCCGTTGGCGAGTGTCCTGCTGCAGGCGGTCAGGCCGAGGACTTCCTGGTAGGGGTCGCCCCACGCGTCCCACATATCGAACGGCTGTTCGAACGTGGCCGCGTAGCCGTTGAACGAGTACGACGTGCCACCAGTGCCGTTCGGCTTCGCCCGGAACTCGAACTCGGCCGGGCGCGCCCGCCGCTCACGCTGCCCGCGCATGCTCGCGCGGTGCTCGCGCAGCACGTCCGCCGGCGTCGCGGTACGCAGCTCCCGCTGCGGCACGTGGAGCCCGTGCGAGGACTTCGCGCCGTCGTCGATGTGCGCCTGCAGGTGCGCCTTCACTCCAGCGTCGTCGGCCGACGGGATCGAGGCCGAGGAAAGCCGCGCCAGGCCGTTGCGGCACGCGGCGAGGTTCGCCGGACCGCCCTTGCTCTTGTGGTGCGGAAACTCGTAGCTCGACTTCTCGTCGTCGGCGTCATCATCGCCGGAAACGTGCTTCTCACCGGCCGCCTCCGGACTCTGCCAGGCGTGGCAGTAGCGCAGGACGGCGTCGTCGTTGGGCATCGCTGCGACCGCGGCCGGCCCATCCCAGGGCTCATCCACGACCGCCGTGTGGTGCACGGGGATAGCGGGCATGTCAGGATCCGATCTTCGGGGAGCCGATGGGCGGCGGGGTGGGCATCACGAGCGCGTCGATCTCGGCGCGCTGCGCGTCGGTGAGCGGCGGCATGTCCTCGGTGGCGCGCACCTCGTCCTGCGTGAGGATGCGGGCGCCGACTTGCATGTGGTGGATCTGCCAACGCGTCAGGGCGTCGGTGCGCAGCAGCGGGGAAACGTCCATCTTGGCGTACTGCGCTGCGGGCAGCAGGTCCGTGAGCCACCGTTCCCAGCGGGAGATCCACCGCTGCATCGTGAACGTCAGGAAGTCCAGGCCGCGGGATTCGACGTTCGCGTAGGTGATCGCGGAGCCTTCGGAGGCCTCGCCGACGAGCTCGGGCGGCACGCGGTAGATGCCGCAGATCTGGCCGCCGGTGTACTTCATCGTCTCGAGGAACTGGGACTCGTTCGCGGCTATCTGGATCTGCTTGTACTGCCAGCCGCCACCGAGCACGACCGGCTCGCGCGTGCCGTGGACTGCGGCGATGAACCGTTCCTTGACCGTCTTGGCCTCCTGCTGGTCGACGGTCTTCTTCGTGTCGTTCGTCAGAATCCCGGACGGGTGGGCGCCGTCGTCGAACCACTGGTTGCCGAAGCGCTGCGCGGACAGGTGCTGCTGGATCAGCTTCTGGTGATACCGGATCGGCGAGAGGCCGGTGCGCACGCCCGGCATGCGGAACGCCCCGACGTGCCAGATCTCGTCTAGCGGAACCTCCTGCTGCCCGAACTTGTAGGTCACGTCGCCGTTGTTCTCGACGGTGACCTTCACCTTGTCCGGGTGCTCGAGTTCGATCTGTGTCGGTAGCCCGAACGCGCCCCGGGCGAGGATCCGGCCGTAGGCGTTGCCGCGTAGCAGTAGCGACATCTGGGCTTGGTAGACCCAGTCCATGATGTCGCTGTCGGCCGAGGGCTGGACGAGGATGGACGGCTGCTGGCTGACGGGGGTGGCCTGGCCGAAGCCGACGCCGGGGCCGCGGTAGGCCTGCGGTGTCATCTGGGAGATCATCGAGGCGATCAGGTCGCAGCACTTCCAGACGGCGCCGGCGCGCATCGAGCCTTCGATGTCGCCGGCGGCGAAGTCCTGGAGGGCCTGTGTGTAGGCGCCGATCGGGGGCGCGATGAAGGTCAGCGATCGAGTCTCGCGTTGGCCTTGGGGCATCGCCCGGACGAAGCCCATCAGTCCGCCTTGGGCGGCTTGGGTGCGGCGTTGATCTCGCGGCCGATCAGGAGCAGGGAAAGGCCGCCGGTGATGAATCCGGCGGGGGTGTAGATCATGGCAGCTCCCCAGGAGACGAGTCCGAATCCGGCGAGCGCGGGCAGCACAGGGGCAGCCGTGTTCGCTATGCGAACAGTATGCCCCGCCATTGATGCGAGTGACAGGCCGAGTCTACGGGTGAGCGTCCGAATAGCGGACGTTTGACGCCTCATGCCTCCCTATAATGCACCGCGCCTACCAGATCTGGTCGAGCACGGACGGCTCGTTGGTGCCGGCGAGCTCGGCGAGCGACCACACGCCCATGCACATGGCCACCGCCGAGTCGATACGAATCTTCGACTTGGACTTGGACAGCGTCCAGCCGCGCTCGAACTGACGCCTGGCTGCGTGCTGGACCTGCCGGGCGAACTCCGGCTCACCATCGTGCAGAATCTTCCGGCCCACGATCAGGTCATAGGTCAGGCCGACCGCCGGGATCATCCGGACAGGCGACTGATCGAACTGGATAACGAGGAAACCCGACTCCTCGAGTATCTTCGCCTGCAACTCGAAATACCGCGGGTCATAGACGAGCCCCCGGAAGCACGTCCCGAGCTCGGCCGCGCGCGTCTCGATGTACTCAAAGATCTCGACGAACGGCAGCTCATTGTTCGCCGGGTACCAGATCCTCGAGGTGACCGCGTAACGGCCGTCGGCGAGCAGACGCACTTCATCCACGGCCACCGAGTCGCGGGTGAGCGCCATGTCCACCGAGAGCACGGCGGCCTCGTCGCCGGCCAGCTCCCACGTGCCCTTGCATTCGGCCCACGCCGCCGGGTAGTCCTTCAGCCAGGACTCGGCCGAGACGGCGACCCACTTGTTCGCGTAGTAGCGGATCCACTCGTTGTGCGTGATCTCAGGGGTATCCCACTGCGCTACCCGCTCGGACACGGACCAGATCAGGTCCGCGGCGCACGACGCGGCACGGCATGCCACGTCGCGCTGCTGCGGGTCATCGTAGTCGAGGCCGTCGGGCGCCTCATGCCAGTCGAACAGCAGCCGTGAGGGCACGCGCTGGTGGGTTTCGGCCAACCCGCGCTTGTAGATCGAGCCCAGATACGAGTGGTCGATGTCCTCGCCTGCCGTGGACAGGTTGATGACGCGCCCGGGCCCGCGGGTGACTTCGCGATAACCGCCGGACTTGGCTGGAATCCGATAGGTCAGGGTGCGCTTGCTACAGCCCATCTTCACGACCTTGTGGAACCGGGCCCTCGAGTCGTTGATGTCCCCGAATTCGTGGATCTCGTCGGCGATGAACAGAGTCGGCTGGCCGCCCTGGTTCGTGCCAGCAACGGTCGCGGTACGAAAGAGCCGGCCTGGCGTGCCGTCAGCACGGGTCGTCTCGGCCTCGTACACCTCGAACTGGCCGCACAGCGGCGCCTCCTCGACCTCTTGGTCCCGGCCGCCCATCATCGTCGCCGCCGCGCCGTACAGGAGGTTCGCCTGGTCCCACGAGGCCGCGCCGACAACGACGTTCGGCGAGTACGGCGAGATCTGCGGCGGGCCGCCAAACTCGAGCACCGAAATCATGGCGATGAACGCGGTTTTCCCGTCGCCGCGGGCCGCGCCGCGCAGAGCCTCGCCGTAATGCCACCAGTCGCATTGCGGGCAGTACTCGTAGAAGCGCCAGAGGAATTCCTTCTGATCTTCCCGCAGCGTGACGGGCTTCCCGAACGAGTCGCCTTCAGCGAAGATCAGCTGTGTTTCGCACCATTTCACGGCGATTCCGCCATGAGACGGCCATAATTCGCCGGAATCCGGAACCCAACCGCAGTTCAAGCACGTCAGGGACGTGTCAGCGGGCGCGGCGGCGCGGGTCGTCTGCATCGTCGTCATCGTCCACCTCCTGAATCGCTGCGGCGGCCTCCGCAGCGGCCTTCCGACCCGAGTACAGCGCGAGCCCGAGGTCCGCACGGTTCCGCGGGCCGATCCCCAGTTGCTTCGCGCACTGCAACGCGATACCCATCTGCGACGACGCCACCTGATACAGCGGATTCGCCACCTGCTGACCCATCGAACCAGTCACCAGCGGCTCCTGATCCGCGATCGACCGCTTTAGCAGCGAATCGTCGTACGCCTCGATCCACGACCAGGCGATCATCAGGTCAGCCTCGGTCACCGTCGCCGCGACCTCCTGCGTCCAGAACCCATCCCACGCGTCCAGCGCGGCGGGCATGAACGTGTGGCGCGGTCGCGGCAGGCGGGGCTCGATGGTCGGAGCGCTGATCTCCTCGAGGCGCCTGCCGTTGCGACGATCGACCGCCTGACCAGCTGGCTTCTTAGTCCTGGGCATTGGGAATCGCTTGGAATTGCGTGGTGGCGCCGAGGATCTCGTCGCGGATGAACTCCTCGCACGCACGCTCGGTGGCGAAGTACGTGTTACCGGACATGCTCAGGCCATCGCCGAGTTGGATGACAGGGAACCAGCAGTAGCTGTTGCCGCCGGGTGGGTCCGGGTCGTACTCGGCGAACCAGAAGTTGCCGGCCATCAGTCCTCCGTGGGCGCGTTGGGAGTGGTGGGGCCATTGTCGCGCGAGGGCGGCCCGGCGAGTACGCGCCGGATCCCGTCGATGCCGCGGTGGAGTGTCCCGCCGACAATCGGATGGTCTCGGCTGATGGCTTCGGCCATGCCGTCGAGGTAGGGCAGCCGCTCGAGCGCTTCGGCCACCTGAGCCTCAGCCGCGCCGGCCCGCTCAAGTGGCCGAACGACGGCTAACTCCACGCCCGGGCCGAGCACGACGGCATCGTTGTCCGGAAAGTGCATGCGCAGCCGCTCACGGATATCGTGCGCGTCCTGCATGCTGATCGACCTCTGCGTGCGGACAAGCAGCACGTCTCCGGGCTCCAGGGCGACCCGGGAGAGGTCCGGAAGCTTGATCTCGATCTGATCCATCGTCACCCTCTGTCGATTGGGGCGGTCACGGATGGTAACCGACCTATGTTTTCGATCTTGGTACCACGAAAAAATGGGAGC